TTCTGCAAAAGAAGAACTTCTCTCACAATCACTTAAACGTCAAGGTGGAATTAACTTCTACACTGGTATGAATGATAGAGGTATCTCTTTCTCTGGTAATAAAAAACTTAGTACAATTACTGGTAGGGAGGAGATATTTGATACTCCCATCCAAACGATTGAAGGTGAGGATATTAGTGTAGTTACAAGTCTAAACATTGTTAGTCCACTGGAGGGTAGATTTGCCCGTTCGATTAATGTTGAGGGTGGTGCAGACAATAGAGTATCCTCCAATTTTAACGGTCCTATTATCGTCAATAATAAATTGACGGTCAATTCACCGAAGGGTCTGGAGGCTAATAACCTTTTCCTTCAAGGTGATGCCACAGTATCTAGAAAATATACTGTTGGAATCGCAACACCATCTCTTGCAGGAAACCCAGGAGATTTAGTTTACAATGCAAACCCAGATGATGGTGGATATGTTGGTTGGATTTATAGTATTCAAAATGATTGGAGACGCTTTGGTGGAATCAGCCTTTTCACCAATCAAAATGTTATGGTATTTGATAAGGTTGGAGTTGGGACGACCACACCGGGTGAGGCAACATTTAAGGTTGGTGCTGGAACGACTCAAATGGTGGTTGATGGTGATGGTGTTGGTATTGGATCAACTGCAAATGGACTTAAACTTCGTGTAGTTGGTGATACTAGAATTAGTGGAAACGTTACTGTAGGTGTCCTTACAGCAACCAGTTTATATGGTGATGGTTCTAATCTTACAGACATTAACGTATCTGCTGCTGGTTGGACTAATAGTGCTGGAGTTCTTTATAATACTGCTCTTGGATCTGTCGGTATTGGAACTTCTGTAACTAGCGTTAATTTAACAGTTGGAGACAGACACGAAAATGCTGGTGCAGGTTTGAGTGTAAGTCTACTTGTCCACGGAAACTCAATATTCTCTGGTCTTGTTACATGTAGAGACTTTGAACCAATTGGTGTTATTACAGCAACAAAATTTGATTTTGATAGTTTTGATGGTACTAACCTCGATGGCAAAATTCGTGCAGGTGTTGGTACATTTGAAAGTTTACATGTTGGTACATCAGGAACAGCACTTTGTATAGATCAGGTTGTTTCGGGAATTAATTCGATTGGTATTAACTCCACTACTCCACAAGCAACACTTGATATTGACGGAAGAACATTCTTCAAAACATATTCTGAAAGAGTTGGTAATGCAAGCATTGCTGCTGAAGTTGCTACGGTTGATCTATCACAAGCACAGACATTTATTTGTACCGCAACCTCAGATATCACACACTTTACCTTGTCTAATGCCCCTTCGGGTGCATCCTCGTTTACAATAAAAGTTGAGCAAGATTCAACAGGTAGTCGCGCTGTTGGTATAGATACATTTAAGACAACAGGTGGTGCAACAATTCCAGTTTACTGGCCCGGTGGTGTAGTTCCTCAAGTTACAACTACAGCAAGTAGAACTGATATCTATTCCTTTAAGATATTTAATGGTAACACTGTGTCATCATCTGGACTTTACGGAGTCGTAGGTGGTCAAAACTTCCAGAATTAATAAGTTATGTCAATTTTTAGCAACATCGAAACGGACTTGGATCTTAATGGTCCATTTCTGGAATACACAACTCAACCATCAGATACAACTTTAAATGTTGAGGGGAATGCAACCTTTACCGTTGCGGCACAGGCAACATTTCCTGGAAATAGTGCAGCAGATGGTAATGATGCCGGTACTATTACTTTTCAGTGGTTTCAATATGATGATAGAACTTTTAAAACGGGTGGAAGATTAGTAGGTAATAAATTAGAAAACGGTAGTAAGTATTCTGGGGTTACAACAGCAACACTTACCATTGCTGATGTAGAGTCTCCTGATGATTCTGACACATCATATTATTGTGAGATTAGTTATACACCAGGTGATGAATATGATTCGGCAGAAAAGGGAACGGGAACTGCTATTAATGAACCACTTCAATCTGATAGGGCAACTCTTACTGTTAATCCGACACTCAGTATCACAGATGAACCAGATACTGCTTCAGTCGCTGTAAATGAAACTGCAACTTTTACTATTGGAGCAACTCTTTCAGATGGTGCATTTTTAACAAATGCTGGTATTACCTATCAATGGTATCTTGGTCTTGGAGATGAAACTCCTACATTAGTTACTGATGGTACATATACGACTCAAAATATTACATCATCAGTTGAGGAAGTATTAGTACCAGGTGTTGAAATTATTTCCACTCAGACTGTCAATGTAAATAAAACTCTTAACGCTAGTGACGCAACTGATGGGATACACAGTGAATTTATTGATGCATCAGCAACAAAGATACATATCACAATTGGTGGAGCTGGCGGTGGACAAGGTGGTGATAGTTCATTTAATGGATTTGGTGGAACTGGTGGATTAGGTAGAATAGGAACTTATAGAATTCCAGATGGAGCGGTAGGTGATCTGTATGTAAAAGGAAAGACACTTACCTTCTTCTGTGGATTTAACGGTGATGGTGGCGGCAGTGGCACTTCTTCTGGTGGCGGAACTGGTGGTTATAGTGATTCCGCTGCAACTGGTGGCACTGGTGGTAATGCTGGTTCTATATCAGTTACGGGTGGAGGAGGTGGCGGTGGTGGTGCCTCTGCTGTTATCCTTGAGAATGGAGACAAAATTGTCGTTGTCGGTGGCGGCGGTGGTGGTGGTGGCGGATCACGAAACATGGGAGTATTTCGATTTAAAGCAGGTGCTGAAGTAGAACCAAATGGAGCAAGATTAGCGTTCCGACCAGATATTGATCCGAATTTCTTAGACAATCAGCGAAAGAATGGTTCAAATGCTCTGGGTGCTGGTACTGCATATACAGACAATAGTATCAATTTGGTTGTAGCTGGTGGTGATGGTCAGAGTCCTTTCGTTGCAG